CTCCGGCGCAGTGCAACATCCTTCCTACCTATGGTGGGTTGAGTTCTCGTTGTACGATTTTCTCGTACAATTTTGAACTCCATTCCCTTTCCAGGGGAAATGCCATTGTTGGTAGGTTGATTTCCGGAGAATTAACTCCGGTGGACCGAAGGGAGCTCTGGTGCTGATTGGGCACAAAAAGAAGGAGAAGTGTCCCATTTATGGGACCTAACTCCTCCTTCCGGCGTGAAGCTCGCGGGAATAATATTCCCGCGTCCTTTAAGCCGGAGTTTTCCAGATACAACGCAAGTGGTGTCTGGAAGGCCTGGTCAGGGATTCAGGAGACTGAATCCGAAAATCACAACGGTTGGTACCGTTATAGCCGTGAGGCTAAGACGGACCTTATCGACCGTGGCGGAGAGTTCACCACCCAGAAATCCTGGGTCAGGCAGCCAGTAACGCCGGCTGCTCAAACGTGGACTTCTGGCTGGTTTTACCCTGACGGGCAAAACCAGTACCAGGTGAAGGAGACTCGCACAGGTGCGATTCTCCCGATCGACGTCCCGTCAATGCCGTTTCCCACATCCGTTCGTTCGTCTGAAAACGAACTTATGGCTCTGGGGACAACGGCTATTGCGAGATGTTCTCCGACCAATAGTGTCGCCTCGCTTTCAACCACACTCACAGAACTCTACAGAGAAGGAATCCCTAAAATGTTGGGATCCTCTTTCTGGGAGTCTCGTGCTCGTGTACTCCGGGATGCTCAACGCAACCTGGGGGACGAGTACTTGAATGTGCAGTTCGGTTGGAAGCCTCTTATCTCCGATATCACGGACATTGCGAACGTGATAGTCAAGTCTCAGGACCTTTTGACACAGGCCCAACGAGACTCGGGTAGAGTGGTAAGGCGCCGCTATAATTTTCCACCGATTCGAACTCTTCAGGAGACGACAGTTCTCGATAGGACCTCACCTTCACCGGTGGGGAATATCGACTCTGCGTTCCTTTATGAGTTCTATAACAGAGGGAAGGTCACCCGTTTTCGGGAGACCTACAAACGCCAATGGTTTTCAGGTGCTTTTACCTACCATCTCCCTGATTATGGGAGTGGTTTGGTTAAGCAATTTGGCCAAGCAAGTGACTTGCTTGGCCTTGACCTGAATCCAGAGGTGCTTTGGAATATAACCCCCTGGAGCTGGGCCGTAGATTGGTTTACAAATATTGGCGATGTTATACACAACGCTAATACGTATGCCAAGTACGGTCTTGTGCTGAAGTATGGGTACATAATGGAACATAGTTATGTTTCAGATATGTACTCCTTCAGCGGACCCACGGGATTTAAATCCCGCGTCTATCCTTACACCGTGGAATTAGTCACTGAGACTAAACTACGGCGTAGGGCAACGCCCTTTGGGTTCGGCCTTAGTTTGGGTGCTTTGTCAGGCACTCAAAAGGCAATTCTTGCTGCGCTCGGTATAACCCGGACGAAGTAAGGGTAGCATGTTCTGCGTCAAACGCCAAATTGGGGTCAAAGACCTTGGCCCTAGGAGTGATGCCTATGGCACTAGCCGATCCTCAGTCCGTCACTATCAGTGCGGTGACAACTCCCCTTCCGCGAACTTTTGCGGAAGGAGACGAGTCGTCGTACACATCAGCTGACGGTCTGATCAAGTTGTCTGTTAGCCACTCTCTCGCTAAGGGAGGGCGGACACGCAGGCTCTTGAGGCTCGACCACGCCAAGCTGACCGCAGATCCGTTTAGGCCTAGCGAAAACGTGAAGGTCGACACCGCTTGCTATATGGTGTTCGACATTCCGCCCGCTGGCTATACGAATTCTGAGGTCCTCGCGGTGTATACTGGGTTTAAGACCCTTTACACTGCGAGCACGGATGCGCTCATCTCCAAAGTTCTTGGCGGTGAGTCGTAGCGAGGGGGTTGACCAGTCTGGATCCTCTGAGAACACCCGTGGAACAGGTGATTCTCTTGGTTTTCAGGCTAGCCAGCCTCGCCGTGATGATGTAGAGTTCAACGAACTGAACATTCAGCTTAAGATTAGCTATAAAACGCTTCTCTTAGCTTTTGTTCTTTTCGATGTTCTCCACAAAAGCATCAATGTGCTTATAGATACCGACGCGGTTCAAAATATCCTCAATTGAGGGTAGATTGGCTGCTCCGGTACTGTGCACTAGGCTACTCTCAGTAATGAGAGTACTCCGTGGTTGTTGGTTTTACGGTGTATGCTTTGTCCATCCTGTAACTAAGGATCTGCAATGTCTGATAAACCAGGACGAGGTAGGGATGTCTTGCCCCCCATCCAAGAGATGAGGGTCATGGCTCTCCTATTTATCGTTCCTGGCTCGGACTTCGATTCTGCGATGAGCCAGCTTTCAAGCCGGCTTTCACGCAGCTATTCGAAGTCCACTTATCGGACTATTTGCAGAATCCACCTCGAGGACGTTGTCCTTGAGGCTTGGAGAACAAAGCTACCACCTAGCTTCCTCAAAGAGTTGGGAGAATATCCCGACCTTGGAGGTTGCTGAGCCAACATCTAGCGACATAGGCTATGGATATAGTTACCCCCTAATATAGGAGGGCTATTGAAAAGCCTGATGTCACTCTGGTCCAGGTTAGCAGCGGAAGCTGCTAACCAATGCTGCACGAGCGCCACTCATGATATTAAAACCGTCATGAGTCGATTCGAACACGAGGGGTTCTCGTTCTTCACGATTACCCTGCCTACTCTTGGTAAAGCCTTCGAAAGTTGGCTTGATCAAGGTATGGCGAGCATCCACCCTTCGTTCCATTCAGAACGAAAGGGAAGTTTCCCCCTATTTTTAGGAGGTTTCTTCGCTCGTGTGTTCGATAGGAGTAGTGGCTTGTTACTTGATGAGCCCTGCATCGATAGTATTCGAGCCATTCGCCAGCTAACGCTGGTGTTTGGCAAGATTGAGCTTGAGTGCTCCCCAGCACGCAAGTTCGCTTCGGTGCAGAATTACATCAAGTGTGAGCAGGAAGTTCGGTCCTCTGACAGACGGCTCAGCAAAGTAGATTTAGCTGAGTTTGTCGCTATGTCAGATATGCTATATAGGAAGGTCTTTACCAAAGTAGACAGAGATGTCTACTACGGGAGACTTATTCCTCAGCATGGTCCAGGATCGACAGCTGACGGGCTTTCTGGAAACGGAAAGTTCAATCAGGCTGTCTGGACCGATCGACTCGAGGCAGTTCTACCTGCCGGTGAGTATCTCCTCCCTAATTGGTCATATTATGATCAATTGGAAGGAGTTGACTTCCTCGAACCTGGTTCCGAGGTGCCTGTTAAGGTCACCTTGGTTCCTAAGACGCTCAAGACACCGCGAGTTATTGCGATGGAACCAACTTGCATGCAGTATATGCAGCAGGCTGTCTATCGCAGTTTCCTTGCGCACTTTTGGGAGGATGACTTCCTTCCTAGGTGTATAGGATTTGACGATCAGGTTCCTAACCAGGAACTTGCTCGTCTTGGTTCTCTTGATCAAAGAACCGCGACACTAGACCTTAGTGACGCTTCCGATCGTGTCTCGAACCAGCTCGTCAGGGCTATGGTAGAGCGACATCCGCACCTTGGTGCGGCAATCGACGCTACTAGGTCCCGACGGGCGCAACTTCCAGGATCCAGTGATGGATCCGCGGGCGAAGTGATTCGCCTAGCGAAGTTTGCGTCTATGGGTTCAGCACTTTGTTTTCCTATTGAGGCCATGGTCTTTACGGCCTTGGTCTTTGTGGGGATCCAGAGATCGCTTAACAAGTCACTTTCCCGACGTGATCTGTTCGATTACGTCGGCTCGGTGCGTGTCTTTGGGGATGATCTAATCGTTCCCACTGACCATGTGCCTACCGTTGTTCAGACTCTCGAGCATTTTGGTGCTCGAGTTGGTATGAGCAAGTCCTTCTGGACCGGAAGGTTCAGGGAGTCTTGCGGTAAGGAGTACTTTGATGGGCACGACGTTAGTATCGTTCGTGTCCGGCAAGTGTTCCCTACACAACGGAAGGACGTTACAGAGGTAGAATCTATTGTGTCTCTTCGGAACCAACTCTACTTGAGTGGTTACTGGGAGACCTGTAGATGGCTCGATGAGCGTATAGAGAAG